TGCTGCATACGCCATGGCCCATGATTATGTATATGGGTCCATGATTCGTAAAGGTATTATCATGATATGTACGCCAGATTTGTATTACCAGGAATTTTCGTTCACGGACCATGAACTACGGAGCTGGAAACATAAGTTTTTGAAGAGATTGGACATGTATCATGACCTAATTTTTGATGAAAAGGAGAAAGCAAATGTCAAGATCGAAGCAAGGGACTTTGAAAAACGAAATACTTGAAATACACGCTGATTGGCTAGATTATAATCATTCTAAAGTAGAAGGTGATAAATGTAGAAAACAAGCGAAAGAGTATAATCAAAAAACAGACAAAAGACAAACTATGAATAGGAGAAAACATGAACGACAAGTTGTTTAGAACGCTTCTAAAGAAGTATGATGCAGTGATTGAAGACGCACTGTATAAGATCGATGCTATAAATGAGCATAATTTAGTTATACCTGAACACATTGATATAACAGGAGAGGTTGATAAGCAGTTAGAAATAATAGCGGGGGCTGAGGATAAGTTGTCCGCTTTGCGTCAACATTATGGCAAAAAAGAGGCAAAGACAGTACTATAAGAGATCTCACAGATAAATTAAGCACATTAAAAAAAAACATGAAAAATTTTTGTCTTTTTGTCAGAATGAGCTAAAAGTGTTGGTATTGCTAGCTAAAGTGGTGACAAAAACTATGACAGAAATTGTTTTAGTGACATAAATTTATGTCATATTTAGACATCAGTGGTGCCTTCGCGCGCGCGTAAAGGTGATTATTGATAAGTGATTTATCTGGTATATCTCTTATAGGGGTGATAGAAGATATTATGCCTAGGAAAAGACGAAAAGCGATTGCCTCAATAGAAACTCCCGATATACCTTATCCGAAAGTCCGAGTGGAGTGGATCGACTGTGTGAGTGATTCGGGCTGGGCCACTGAAAAAGAATTTGATAGGATGAAATTAGCTAGACCAATTAACGAAGGTTGGCTGTACGAAAAAACAAAAGAACATATTAAGTTATTTGCCTCTTACGATAAAGATAGTGATGAGATTAGTTTTGGGGATCGGACGATGATTCCTCGACAGTGGGTGAAGAAGATTCAGAAGATATAATCTCGCCTTCTATTTGTTTTGCATTTAAAAGTGGTGCGTAGTCTTCTAATATTTGTTTCATTTTGTTTTCTAATTCTTGCTCCGATAAGTCCTCTAGCTTACCTGTTTTAATAATCTTACGATCAATATATAAACCTGCCGCTTTACCTCTGTTTGTTTCTGCATTTACAGCAGATGAGAAGGATCCTTTTTTAAGTGCTAGTTCCTTAATACGATCTAGCTCTGCTATGTGTCCTTCAAATGTCACCATATATTTTTGTAATTTCTCCTCTCTAAGCTTTCCGATATAGTCCACAACTAGAGGGTGTATCTTGGGATTTGTTAATTCGTATCCTTCCTGTCTACATCTATTGGGACTAAAGCCTGCTAATTTGGCTGCTTCTGTCTTTGTAAGCGCTTTACCATTATCCCCGAATACTAATAATTCAGCGAATTTGCGTTGCATTTCTGTTAGTCTTTTTGGTACACCCATATTTGACAATTTAAGATAAGTGTCCTATATTGTCAAGGTATGAAAGATGACGTTATAGAAGGCTATAAAGAAATTATAAAAATGTTAAAAGCTGAAATACAAGATCTAAAAAAATACAAATCTGAATGCATAAAATTAGAAAATCTCTTGCATGGCTATAAAAAAGTGATAGAGGAATTAAGTAGTCAGGTAGTAAAAAAGTAATGTACGTTAAACACCTGCAAGAGTATTTAGAAAAGTTTACTGAAGGACAGCAAGGTCGTAGAGGTAATGCAGTCAGCGATGCTAAGATTTATATCATGACTAGTAAGGGATACCTAGAGGAGATCAAACGGATTGAAGTTCACCAAAGTAACAATCCAATGGATACTTCTTTGCGCGTCGTGTTAAAACCAAACCGAGAAGAAAGATTAATTTTACCTCCTGGTTATATAAAAGATTATTAACCAAAGGATTTACCCGATGCAATGGGGCCAGAAGCTAGATTATATAAAAAACTTAAAAGTATTTCAAAAGATATCGTTTGGACTAGACTTGAAAACCAAAGCTTATTTGGGACTCCTGATATATTGGGTTATAATTCTAAGTGCACCTTTTTCACAGTAGAACTTAAAGTAGCTAACGGCAACAAAGTTCGCCTGTCCCCTCATCAAGTATCGTTTCATTTCCAGCATCCCAAGAATTCTTTTGTGCTTGTGGAGTGGAAGGATAAGTGCTTGTTGTTTGAGGGCAAGCAATCGCTTGCGCTTGTGGATTCTCCGTTGTCATCGCTTGAGCCCGTTGTTGATTCGCTTGAGGATTGTGTGAAATATCTGTCTAGCTTGTAGCTTTATTCTTCCTGCTCGCTTGTCGCTTGTTGTTTTAAAGTATATAACCAACCATCTCTATTCACATCTTTTAAAATTAATTTAAAACATTTATTTAAAAAATATTTAGCCATATCGTAATCATCAAATTCTGCTATGATTGTATTTGTTTTATGGTCTAATATTGTGGTCATATCTGTTGTAGAATTATGTCCTAAAGACAATTCATATATTCTAATCATATTATCCTCTCTGCTCGCTCGCTTGTTAGTTTTTTTGATAGGGCGCTTGCGCTCGCGCTCGCAACCTTGCGCCCCCTCCAGTTCTTTAGCAACGCGGGTTTACTGTATCGCCCATTTATACAAATTTGATATTTCATATATTAAACATCTTGTACAAATTTTTTAAATTTTTTAATCTTTTCTTCATCATTGTTAGTTAAATAATGATAATAACTTTTAAAACCTTTATGAACTGGAATATTTGGGTTTTTTCTTATGTAATCAATTAATTTATTATAAAATTTAATACTTCGTTTGTTTATTCTTACAATTTCTTTTTGAAATTTTTTATTTTTATGACTTTTATTCATATAATATTCACAATCTTCAATAAATTCTTGTAAATAGTTTATTCTCTCATTATGACCCATAAATGCTAAATCTTTATATATAGCCCCGTCGCGTTTCAACCAATGGTTATAAAATATATTAGACATCTTGCACAAATCCTTTAAAATCTTTTTTTGCTCTACCTTTAGCAATTAAACCAACTACAACTTTTTTTGGGTCTAAGTGTCTAAGGTCATGTTTATCACCGTTTATCACTTTACGGCCTAACCATTTCTTAGGTAGTTTTTTTCTAAATACTGTTGCAATATTGTATTTTGTTTTTAATACTTGCTTAACATCCTCTAAATTATTCTCAGCTTGTGAATAGGTTAAACTGTAATTTTTTGGCAATTTCTGTAATAATCTATTTTTGATTTTTGTATAATCTATAAATTGTACTTGTGGGTTATTTTCCATGAGATTTAAACCGTTGTCTAGCTTGTATCTCTCGAAGGGTAAGTCGCTTGTCCCGTTCAATCGTACCGTGTATTTTAATTTTTTTCTTTTTGCCCTCTCGCTTGAGAGTTTTATTTCACGGTCTAAATGTTTTAAAAATTTTTGCCTATCACTTAAGAAATAATATTTTTTGTTTAATCTAGATTTCTGCACGCTTGTCATTTGTCCACGTCCGCTTGTGTTTAAACACATTTTAACACATATAGGGCTTGAACTAGCGCATATATTAACGCCACCTATATTTGACGGGGCTAAATGTAATATTTCGCTTAAATATTTAAACTTGCTTGATTTTTCCATTTTATAGGTAGAACTACCTAATAATTTTTTCTGTGTTTTATATTTATATTTCATACTTTCATTTTTGTTAGGGTCTTATTATGATCTAAATAAGCTTTTAACTTATGATCTAAAACTAATAAGACCCATTATTGCAAGGACAATAATTTTCATATATAGGGTATTGACTTTAAATTGTCAATAGGATAGTTTGGGATTATCAAATAAATAAATATGAGAGGATAATATGACAAATAAAGACACACATAAACAAGTTATTTTTTCGGATAAGAAAATAAAAGTATATGAAAAAATAATAAAAGAAGAGACAGCCGAAAAAAAGCGTGAATTAAATAGAGCGCTTGACAATAAAGTCGATGAAGTTTTTGACAAAAAATATCAATTATTTTTAAAAGATATTAAAGTTAAAAAAGAATTAGAGACTTTAAAAAAAGCAAGTCAAGATTTAACAAATTTTGAGCGTTCAATAGAAAATAAATTACAAGCTCTAAAGGACGCTGTTAAATCTCACGCTAAAAAAGTTGAAACAATTTGTGAGCGTCAATCTAAAATTAACGGTTGGGACGTTTATTGGGGCAATTATGGTGATGATTTTGATGATTTCAATTCTAAATTACAAAAAATTTGCCGTGATGAGTTGACAAAACAATTTAGAAAATCAACAGTTGAAGGCAAGGAATTAGACGCTATAGACGGGAAAGTTAAAAATCTATTATTGACTTTAAGCTATCCTAATTTAACGGCTAAAGCCGTTGATTTAAATGAAGCGTTGAAAAATGGGTCTTCAATGTTGACTATTGCTTTAAATCCTAACACTTTAAAAAGAATAGAAAATTAACACTTGACAATATAAGGGACAATGGTTTATTGTCCCTTATATAAAGATATAAATTAATATAAAGGATAATATAAATTATGACTAATACAGATATGTTTTTTGATATTGCTAAAAATATTAATGACGCGAGCCAATCATCAAGCCGTTATGGTAAAATAACAGTATTGAGAGATTTAATAAGTGAAATTAAGACACTAAAAAATGTTGATACGGCTACAATTTTGAAAGTTAAAATTTTAATTGAAGGTAAAATTAACGGTATTAAAAAAGATATTAAAATTAATCAAAAATTTCCAGATCCGTTTTTAGATAAACTGTAATTATGACAGAATTAAAACAAGAACATTTTGAATTAATAGACAGCAACAAGCAAAAAGCATATGAACAACAAAAAGAAATGCGAAATGAAATTAGCTTTTTTGCCCTCAACTGTCCAAAATTTAAACTATTTAAACTATATGATGAATTCAAGCGCATTAAAAAAGACAACACAGAATAAAACAGAACTAGTAACAAAAAAAGAGTTATTAGAAATTGCTGTTAATGACCCTAATTTAAACATAGATGATTTAAACATATATAAATTAAAGCAAATGAAAGTATCTGAATTAAGGGAAATTTTAAAAATTACTCATAAAATAACATCTGATAATGAAACTCACTATGTTAATAATTTTGGTTTTTGTTTCAGTTGCTTAAAACCTTTAAAAGCTGATTATACAAGCAATTTTAATAAAAACTATTGCTTAGATTGTTAACCATTACAAACCAGAAATAACCTTAAAAAATTTCTTCATCATTTAATCAATAAGTATTGATTAATATATATTTTCTTAATATTTCCGTTATTTCACTTGCCGTTGCTTATGGGTGATTATCTTGCAAAAAGCCGTGAGCCGTGTTCCATGTAAAACTTTTTGTAATACATGGTCCTTGAACCATGGCGCTTGCGCGTTTTTACATGAAATTTTTTAGCTTGCGCGTTATTAAGTGAAAATTCTAGCTTGTGCCTTGAAAAATAAAATAAAAAATAAAAATTTTCTTAAATTATTAGAGGGTCTGTGTTCACTCGCGGGGGCTTGCGCGCATACCCTTATTCCGCTACACCGCAACGAGGGGATTTAAACCCCGCCACAGACCCTCTAATAATTTTGGGGCGGGGTCAATTGGCAGGCTGTCAGCCGTAGACATAACCCAATTGACGCGGCCCCAAATCAATAAGCCGTGTATCATGGTACACGGCTCATGAAACTCTTAATTTTTGGCTTCGTAATCGTAATAATTATAACCTTTAATAAATTTTTTTTCGTTTATTATGGCTTCATTATATCCAATTACAAAACCTAATAATTCTTCCTTACTATTAAAACGCTTCATATCACGGCAATATTGATTATACCCGTTATTGATTGAGTATTGATTAAAGCATATTCCATCTTTAACAATCATATCAGCCGTTATATGACCAAAACCAAAAATTTTAACATTTTTAGTAAATAAAGCGCATTGATAAGCGTAATAATATTTATTACGACCACGTAAAGAAAAATTAATATTCTTTTTATTTTTCTTAAATTCGGCTTCGTTGCGCTTTTGCGCTTCGTTGCCTATTTTTTCTATTGCTTCTATTGTCATATTTTATCGTCCTTGATTATCCTTTATTAATAAAGAAATAAAAATTAAATTCAACAAATATCTTTTAGAATAGTTCTAATTAGCAACTAGACTTGTCCAAAAAATTTTTGAAAGTTGGACAAGATTATTTTTTAAAAATCATTATATTAAAATTATGAAAGAAAAAAGATATATAAAAAATAAAGACCCGCCAAAATTTAAGGTTGATTTCTTAAATCAAATCAATTAAGATTTTGAAAGAAAGTAAAAAAGAAAGGACAATAAAATGACAAAAGAAAAAACAAAAAAACAATTTAACCTATACACATTTACAGTAGGTAAATTCTGCTATACGGAAACAGAAACACTTGAACAAGCGCTTTATAATTTTAATAATAGAGTAAATTTAGATCCGAATGGGTACTACCATCCAAACATGGATTATAATTTTCAACCTATTAGAATAATTACTAAACAAGATATCAAAGACGAAATCGAGTTAGATAGATGTAATTCGGAAACAGTTTTAGAATTTAAACTAAACAAATTAGATCATTTAATTTTAAGGGCTGATCTTGAACAACCAAAAAAATCAAAGCCAATACAATTATCATTACCATTTCCAGAACTAACTCAATAATAAATCCTAATACTCCCTTGACCCCGCTGAGATTTTCTTAGCGGGGTTTTTTATTTGTGCTGAGCCGTGTCCCGTGTGCCGTGTATCTTTATTAATAATAGAGGTACCAACGGCACACCAAAAAATCAAAGTGGCGAAGCCCCCATACCCCCTTTTACGTAGATAGGGATCCTAATGTATGTATATATATGCTTGATTTATATTGTCAGACCGTGTAAAAAACATTTTGGTACCATGGACTTGAATCAGGTAGATATAGAAAAATTACCTGCAGATGTGCGAAAGACCTTCAAACAACTTCAAGTGTTGCATGCTGAAAAAAAGATACAGAATAAAGCTAAACAAGACTTCCTATCTTTTGTCAAATGTGTGTGGCCAGAATTTGTAGAGGGGTCCCACCACAGGCACATTGCAGATAAATTTAATAAATTGGCGTCGGGTGAAATAAACCGATTAATTATTAATATGCCTCCAAGGCATACTAAATCAGAATTTGCATCTTATCTTTTGCCAGCATGGATGGTGGGCCGTGAGCCAAAATTAAAAATTATTCAAGCAACACACACGGCAGAACTCGCAATACGATTTGGTCGTAAAGCAAAAAATTTAATCGACTCAGAAAATTATTCAAAAATTTTTAAAACAAAATTACAAGAAGATTCTAAAGCTGCTGGACGTTGGGAAACATCCGATGGCGGTGAATATTTTGCAGCAGGTGTTGGCGGTGCGATCACAGGTCGTGGTGCGGATCTATTAATCATTGATGATCCACACTCGGAACAAGATGCATTGTCCAAGGTCTCTTTAGAAAGAGCATACGAATGGTATACATCAGGACCTCGTCAACGTTTACAACCAGGTGGTAAAATAGTTTTGGTTATGACCCGTTGGTCCTTGAAAGATTTAACAGGAGTCTTGATTGCAAATCAAAAGGAAGCAAAGTCTGATCAGTGGCACGTGGTTGAGTTTCCAGCGATCATGGACCAAGAACCAGTGTGGCCTGAGTATTGGAAGATGGATGAGTTAGAAAAAGTTAAAGCTGCACTGCCTGTTGCTAAATGGAACGCGCAGTGGATGCAACAACCAACTAGTGAAGAAGGAGCTATATTAAAACGAGAGTGGTGGCGTACCTATGATTCAGATGACATACCACCTCTACATCATGTGATACAATCTTATGATACAGCTTTCTTGAAAAAAGAAACAGCGGATTATAGTGCTATTACCACTTGGGGTATTTGGTATCCAAGCGATGATGAAGGAGCTAATTTAATTTTACTCGATGCCATCAAAGGACGGTACGAGTTTCCAGAGTTAAGGCGTATGGCTCTTGAACAATATAAATACTGGAATCCTGAAACAGTCATTATTGAAGCAAAAGCATCGGGTCTACCTTTGACCTACGAACTTAGAAAGATGGATATACCTGTCACAAACTTTACACCTAGTAAAGGAAACGACAAGCACGCTCGTGTAAATGCGGTTGCACCTTTGTTTGAATCTGGTATGATATGGGCTCCTA